CAAGTTGGGGGACACGCACTAACTTTTTTACGTCTCCAATAGGAAGCATATCTGCAACTTTCGACTCAACTACAAATAAAGTAATAGCCGCACATGCGGACCTTGGTAGTAATTTAGGTTATGTATGGTTAGGCACTGTTTCTGGAACCAGTATTACAATGGGCAACCAAACACAGTTTTTGGCCGCAAACGCACGATGGACGGGAATTCAATATATCCCATCACTGCAAAAATCTATACTGGTATATACCGATGTCGGGAATTCTAGCATAGGTACAGCCGTTATATTAGATACAAGCACTGGAGTAAGTATTTCAACTCCGGTTACTTATGGTGGTGAGGCTGAATACAATAGCGTTGTTTACGATACTAATATAAACCAAGCTATAGTAACTTTTAAAAATGCTACTGATTCAAATAGAGGTAACCAAGTGCAAGGCACTATATCGGGAGATACGGTATCTTTCACAAGCGCAGAAACATGGTCAACAGCTTACGCAAACGGAGTAGTGCCTGTTTATGATCCAGTCAGTTTTAAAACTTATGTAAGTTTTTTAGATGGTAATAATGGCGGTAGGGGGTCTGGAATAGTCTTAAGCCCCGCATCTTCAAACAACACCGACTTCATAGGCATAACAGACCAAGCCATAGCAGACACAGCTACAGGCGCAGTGATTGTGCAGGGTGGGGTTAGTGATAAAGTTACAGGCTTAACTACTGGCTCTGACTACTACGTCCAAGCAAACGGCTCGCTCTCAACAACAGTATCTTCTGTCCCCGCAGGACGGGCTTTATCATCAACCTCAATCCTATTGGAAGGATAAAAAATGAAAACTATTATTGACGAACACAACTGTTCTAAGTACCTCTTTGCTGATGACAAGCAAGTCAACATGACAGCAGACCATATCGAAGTAGGCGACCCTGCTAACTTGGACTTTATCATTGGCGACATGAACTCTGGCAACGCTACTCTTATTGAAGGCGTGACTGAGCCAGACGATTGGTATGGTTGTAAATACAACTACGTCAACGGTGCTTGGGAGCTTTGCCCTGATTGGGTTGATCCACGTCTGGAAGAAAACGCGGCCTAAGAGTATGACAAGTGACGCATCTATTTTTGTTATATGTTCTGGTCAACGGCCAGATACAGTCTTCGGACATGTATTTCTATGACATCAATAGGTGCAATTACTTTGCTACAGCTATTGTCAGGGGGAAGGTAGAGCGGACACTTAGGTATGAACCCCGAGGCGTGGCCCTCGCTGCATATTGTTTACCACGAAGAGCAGACCCCGAAGCAGTGAGGGCATACTGATGGACCCCGTAACGATAAGTGCCTGTATAGCAGGAGCGACAAGAGCGTACAACCTCGTTGCCAAAGCCGTAAATGCCGGACGTGAGATAGAGGATACTGCCCAGTACATAGGTAAGTTCTTTGATTCTAAGGAAAAAATCTTAGAGATAGAAAAAGAAAACCAGTACGGCCCTAAGTTCCTGCGCGGCTCGTCAGTAGAGGCTCAAGCCTTAGAAATACAGATGGCGAAGCACAAGACGCAGCAGATGGAAACTCAACTTAGAGAGATCATCGTGTTGTACGGACCGGGCGAAGCTTTTTACAACGAGATGATGAAGACACGGCGCACCATACGTGCACAACGCCTCGCTGCTGCTGAAGCACGGGCTAAGCAAAAACGCTTAATTATCGACGGTACTCTGATCCTCCTAATGACTGGGGCGACCATGGGTATAATATTCTGGATGGTAAGCTTGGTAACATAAAATGAAACTAGACCCCGTTCTTCTCAACATGGCTTGCTCGTGGTCAATGAAAGCGTATAACGAGACTAATCGTGACGCGACCAAGATTGAATCTGGACTTACTTCTACAACCGCCTTTGTAATTCAGCGCAAGACCATAGACATTATTGTGTTCCGTGGCACGCAGCAGGTGGGCGATTGGGCGTTTAACTTGTTCCCGGTTCCTGTCCCGTACGCCGGGCGCTTGTGTCACGCCGGGTTTGTCGCGGCCCACGCGTCAGTGTGGGATGACATCGAGCCATATATTGATTACAACAAGCGAACGCTGATCTGTGGTCACAGTCTTGGCGGTGCTTTAGCCGAACTGTCCGCAGCTAAGCTAAACGGTAAACACGACAACCTGAGTCTTATTACTTTTGGAAAACCAAATACGTTCTTCAAGGGTTTTAAAAAGCCAATGCTTCTGGACAATCAGATTTCAGTGGTTAACGGTAGCGACTCTGTCCCCCGGGTGCCACGTTTGTGTTATGGACCCAGTAAGTCTCAGGATATGTTATATTTCTCAAACGGTGGCGTGGATTACATCAACCCATCTAAATACCTTCGAAAGAAAGACAGAGGCATTAAAGACCGTATATCCGACCATTTTATGGAAGGTTACAAAGCCCGACTAGATAAGTTCTTAGAGGACCAGAAAAATGGTAAGACTGGCGTTGATATTTAGCATTGCTTTACTAATGGCGTCCTGCACTACAGTTGAGCAGGTTATTGAAAACAAAGAAGTTTATTGCTCTGGAATGTACAAAGGTGTCCGAGCGGTAGGCCGCAGTGCGTTGAGCCTTACTACGGGTGTGATTGTCCCCGATGTATGCGATAGCATTGATGAGATTGTAGAAGAGGAAAACGCCGAAGACGGCGTAACCAAAAGCGCTGAATAATCTTTACACGTTATCCAAAATGCTATTGGTGCTAAAGCAGCTATGACCGAAAAACTTATTGAAATGCTCAAGCGCCATGAGGGTGTAAAGTCGCATATATACCGGTGTAGTGCCGGTTTTTGGACTATAGGCGCAGGGCGAAATGTAGACCTTAACGGCGGCATTGGGTTGTCTGATGACGAAGTGGATTACCTGCTAGAAAACGACATAGAGCGCGTCATCAAAGAGTTAAGCTCTGAATATCCTTGGTTTAATAGCCTTGATGATGTGCGAAAAGATGCTATGATTGACATTAGCTTTAATCTTGGTGCCACACGTCTGCGTGGCTTCAAAAAAGCGTTAGCTGCCATGGAAGTGGCGGATTATACCCTCGCAGCAAAGGAATTCCTTGATTCCAAATGGAGTCGGGACGTAAAAGGCCGCGCACATGAGCTCGCATCTATGATAGCGACTGGTGAATACCTATTATGAGGTTAGCGAATGCCTTTAGCCAAGCTACAATTCAGACCCGGAATCAATAAAGAAGCCACGTCTTACTCCAACGAAGGGGGCTGGTCCGACTCGGACAAGGTCCGTTTTCACTATGGGTACCCCGAAAAGATAGGTGGTTGGGTCAGACAATCTAATTTTAGCTTCTTGCAGCCTTGCCGGTCTTTGCATACGTATGTGACTTTAGACGGCTCCAACCTTGTCTCGGTAGGAACCCGGTATAAGTTTTATATTAACGAAGGCGGCTTTTACTACGACATTACGCCTATTCGCACTACCACTTCCGCGGGCGACGTTACGTTTGCCGCGGTCAACGGATCTTCTACTATCACGGCAACGGATAATTTACACGGCGCTGCTACTGGCGATTTTGTAACGTTTAGTGGTGCGGCCACTCTTGGCGGCCAAATTACTGATACCGTTCTTAATCAAGAATATCAAGTTACCGTGTTAGACGAAAATACGTACACGTTTACGGCACGAACCGCAGGCACGAGTATTTCAAGCATTACTGAAAACGGCGTCCTTAACCCTACGCCGGTCACGGCCGATGGATCAGATACCGGAAATGGCGGGGCGTCTGTGGTAGGTACTTATCAAATAAACTCGGGTCTTGGCGTAGCCGTAACAGGAACCGGCTGGGGCTCTTCTACATGGAGCAGAGGCACATGGGGCTCTGCTTCAACTACCACGATAATCAACTCGTTACGTTTATGGGGAGTGGACAACTTCGGTGAAGACCTGCTGTTTAATGTACGCGACGGTAACATTTACTATTGGGACACTAGTGCCGATGATCTGACCACGGACCGCGCGACAGCGCTGTCTGACTTGCCTGGAGCGGATGCGACAACTCCGACCATTGCCAAGCAGGTTCTAGTTAGTGACAGGGACCGACACGTCATTGCTTTTGGCTGCGACGCTCAGGACAATATAGGTGTACAAGATCCGCTGTTAATTAGGTTCTCTTCGCAAGAATCTTTGACCACTTGGACGGCCGAAGTGACCAATACGGCGGGCGACCTTCGTGTGGGTTCGGGCTCTGAAATCATTACTGCGGTAGAAACCCGTAACCAAATTCTTGTGTTTACGGACATTTCTCTACACGGCATGCAATATCTTGGTCCGCCATTTACTTTTGGTATTGCCCAAATAGCCGATAACATCACCATTGCCGGACCTAATGCGGTTACGGCAGTAGACGACAAAGTGTTCTGGATGGGTCTAGGCGACTTCTATATCTACACGGGTCAGACTCAAAAAGTGCCTTGTTCGGTTAGGTC